TTTGTTAAAGTATCTGTTGATGTAGGTGTTACAGTACCTGCTGGTAGAGTATCTATATCTGGATTAGTTCCATCATTTGCAGTTGCAAATACAACAGCATCACCTTTGTTTGTTGCTGAAAAAGTAAACGAGTCTCCTGAACCAGTTACGTATTTAAACTGTACTGTGTATGCACCCGATGTTGAATTTCTTAAAAAATAAAATGTTTGAACGTCTAAAGGTATTGTAACAACTGCGTTATCAGATAATGACCCTGTAAACTCAATCATTCTATGAGATAAAGTTGCTCCAGTTGATCCATCTGAAACAGATAAATTAACTGTGCCACCACTTGTTACTGCTTGTGTTGTATAACCACCTGAAATTTGTTCTATAATCTGTAAATTAGTATTGGTTTTTGTCCCCCATGTACCGGCGTTTTCACCAGTTGCTTGAAGTTCTACTCCTAAAGGTGTATATGTTGATGCCATAATTCTTTTCTCCTATGCTACCTCACTATAACTTGTATTTGATCCAGTTACAACATCTGTATACGAAGAATTTGAACCTGTGTCAATGCTAGAATATGCTTGAATTCCAAATCCTGTTGCAGTTCCAAATGCAGCTACAGAAGCAGTAGCAGATTGTCCTGTTAATCCCATAACATCTGCTGGTGCTATTGATCCTACACTAAATGTTGCTGAGACACCTGTTAATCCCATCACATCTGCAGGTGATATTGAGCCAACACTAGATGTTGCGGACACTCCAGTTAAGTCTACAAGTGGATTACTATTTGTACTTAAAGTTCCTAATGATGTCGTTGCAGAAACTCCGGTCAATCCCATTACATCTGCAGGCGTAATAGATCCAACAGATGAGGTTGCTGAGACACCTGTTAATCCCATTACATCAGAAGGAGTGATTGTTCCAACAGATGTTGTTGTAGAAATTCCTGTTGGTGCAATTGTTACACTACCAATTATTGTAGGAGATCCAACACTTGTTGTTGCAGAAACTCCTGTTAGACCCATTACATCAGAAGGTGAAATAGATCCAACACTTGTTGTTGCTGATTGACCATCAAGTAAAACTATTCCTTGAATACCCCACGCATTATCGTTCCAAGCTTGTCTGCCCCAACCTGAATTTATTTCTGTATCTACAGTAACAGATCCTATAGAAAATGTTGCTGAAACACCTGTTGGAGAAACTGTTTCATCACCCATCTCTCCCCAAGAACCTGATGAGTTCCATAATTTTGCACCCCAACCGACTACAATTGCATCAGTAGTCCCCCAACGACCTGTACTCCAGGTTGTGCCTGATTGGTTCCAAGTATTGGCCATAAGGAGTTCCTCCTTATGCTATACGTATTATTGCGTTGGATGCGTCTGCTGTTGGAAATTGAATTGTAAAAGTTCCACTTGTTACAGTTTTATCACCACCAAAGGCTATTACTGCAACAGCTTTGTCAGATTGTGTGTCGTTATAAATTAATGCACCATTTGCTGTAAAAGTTGCAGAAGTAAAACTAACATCTGCAAAATCACAAAATGCAGTTGTTCCTGAAGTAGTTGGTGTAACGCTTGTTAAAGTAGCCCCACCTGCAGTGTATGCAGATCCAGATGTGTTTGAAATCTCATTTGATGTTGAGTATGCAGTTGTGCCTGCACCTAAAGATGCATCACTTGTAAATAAAGCTATTTTAAAAGTATTTCCTGACGATGCAGTAAAATTGTGTGTTCCAACTAAAATTTCTTGTTTAAAACTTGTACAAATTGCCGATGATATTGCCATAATTTATTCTCCTACGGGTTTGCCGAGTTTACTGGGATACGAACAGCGCCATCAGTGTAGTCATCTCTTCGTCTTCTTCCAACTTGCTCATTAGCAAACTTTTGTACCTCTTGTTTATATTTATTTTCATATAGTGTCAACATATCAATTGGGCCTTTTAAAAAACTATATGTCTCTGATAAACAACAATATAGTAGCCCATTTGGAAAGTTAAGACTAATATAATTAGTGTTATCGCCCTCTAATAATGCAGGGGCTGCATTATAATGAACTCTAAATTTATATGTGGTATCGGGGACCGGAGCAAACATCATTCTTCCAGATGTGGTGTCTGACTCTCCTGTGCCACCCCCAAACATAGCATAATATTTCGGTTGTCCTCTTTTAGCAGAGGCTGTTGATGATACATACTCTTGTAAATATGTAACATCTTTTTTTTCTAACCATACATTAGGACCAGTTATTTCTGATGTAGAATCATAAACTTGTATGCCTCTTATAAAAACAGCTCCTGCTGGAGCGTTGATTGTTTCTTGACCTGTAACTAAATTACCAGATTGTTGTTTTCTATCAGCATCAATAGGCACGTCTCTAAATATTCTGTATTGTGCGTTTAAGATTATATTTTCTAAAACAGCGTCTGTTAAGACATTTGAATCTGTCTCAGTGTAACTTTTTATTTGAGTTTTTAATCCTGATGCACTTAATCCTGCCATTATACTTCTCCTGCTAATTCTCTACAAATGGGACAACTTTTTTTAAATCTATTGTGTGTTCCACATTCCCATTTTTTGGGTTCGTGCACAGGAACCTCTGGTTCTGGCACTTTAGTATATAGTTCTATGTGTTCGTCCTCTGGACACTCACATTGTTTAATACCAATTATTTTACAAAATATATTTTTAATCCATTTAATCATGCCGTTACCGTTACAGGTCCCGCTGATGCAGAACCGCCTCCTCCTGTTTCAGTTATACTAGATGTTGTGCCTGTTGCAAAGGTATAATTATCATCATTAACTTTAGTAATTACGTATCCTGCTGCATCGTTTATTGTTGCAGCTGCTACTCCACCGACAACAGTTGCGTCTCGAAATCTAACTCTATCACTTGTTGATCTGCCGTGATCTGGCTCATTAACAGATATCGTTGCAGACCCACTCGTTGTTGTGAATGCATTTAACGGTAATATGTTAGGCACGGGTGTTTCTGTTCTATCAGGTCTAACATTTCTAAGAGATATAGAATCACCATTCATGGGTTTTGGTTCTAATTGTGGTTGCTTTGGTTCAAACTCAGAAACATGCACAAAAGCACCGTTCCATTCTCTGACCATTTCTTTGTATGGAAATTCCATACCAGATCTATCTGATATTGCTCTTGCGTATTTACCTGTTGCGTATTTTGCCATTATGTTCCTGGGTAATATGCTTTAGGCGTAATGTGTGTGCT